GATGTTCATGCTGATGAAAAATTAAAAGAGATTGAGCAAGAAGCTCACGCTAAAGGCAGCTTCTTATTTAGGGATTGGGAAAATTCAAATAAAGAGCAAGAAACTCTCGATGAGTCTGCTATTATAGAATCTTTATCTAGAGCACAAAAAGAGGATTTAATAAGACAGGTAATACGCTTGCAGAGAGATCATGGAGATAATATTGAAAAGATTGCTGCAAGACTCCAACTACCAGCCAGTCTTTCAAATAAATTAAGATCAACCGGAGTGTCATTTGGTAAAAGATTTGTAGAAACAGTTTTGGCAGAAGGAAAATACGACACGATCACAAACAGATTATCTCGTATCGCTTTTGAAGCATTTAAAGATGCTTACGATAGAGGAGATAAAAAAGCAGAATTTGAATTTAGAGTAGGTAACCCAGATTACGATGAAGTAGATATTGAATCTACTCAATTCGAATTTGACTTTATGGGAGTAGTAAACTTTACAGAAGATACTTACAAAGTAGACGGAGGCGCTAATGCCGGCTTCGACGACGATGGAGAAGAAATTCAACCGATGATTAACGTTAATTTCCAAATCCCTAAAAACCCAAACTGGCAAGAAGTATCAATGGATATTAAGGATGTAGTTCGTCATGAATTAGAACACCTCACTCAAGACGGAGAGAATATTAGAAGCGGTAAATATCTACCTGACGATCAAGACTTAAGAGATATGATCGACTCAGGTTTATTAGATAAAGATTCTTACTTCTCTCTTCCAAAAGAAGTGGATGCTATGATTCAAGGACTATATTATAAAGCTAAAAAATCTAAAAAACCGTTTGCCGATGTAGTGAATGATTATTTAGATAAAGCGATGATTTCATTGGATAACAAAGAAAAAGTTCTTAACTTATGGCGCAAGAGATTACCTGCGTTAGGTATTAGGCAAGAGTTATAATGCAAAGTTTATTAGATTTGTTTGAAGTTACAAAGGAGGATATGAATCCTGAATTAAAAAAGTACCGTTTATATTGTGATATGGACGGAGTATTATGCGATTTTAAGTATCGCTTTGAATACTTATTCGGCAAAAGTCCTAGAGAGATTGAAGCTGAAAAAGGAGCACCTTACTTTTGGGCAATGATCAGAAGAGTAGGAGCTAAGTTCTGGTCAGGTATGCCATGGACTCCATCAGGACGTCAATTATGGGCATCGATCAAGCAATATGATCCCAAACTACTAACAGCACCTCCTAGAGCTTACAGAGACTTTAGCAACTTTGACCCTACAGCAACTGAAGGGAAAACTCAATGGGCAGGTCAAAACTTAGGATTAAGTTCTAGCGATGTTATATTTAAGAGATCAAAAGATAAGCAAGAAATAGCAATAAAGGATATATCTCAAGGATTTATTCCTATATTAATAGATGATAGAAGAGATAACATCTCCAACTGGGAAGCAGCAGGCGGTATCGGTATACATCACCCAGAGAATGCATCTGATATTTCATCAGTTTTAGAAAGATTAAGAAAGTTATATAAAGAAGATGAAGGAGAGTCAACTGAAGAAAGAATTTGATTCTAGAGCAGTCAATCGAGTTAGAAACTTAGTTAAGAAAGATTTCACTAGCCGTACCACAATCGGAACCGGTTACTCTAAAAGAAAAGAAAAGCATAGCGAAGGTGACATCTGGGAGGAAGATGGTAGAACCTGGACGATTAAAAACGGTGTTAAACAAAATATAACTAAGTTAGATCAAGCTAAAAAATCTATGCAGGTACCTCTGACTTGCCCCAAATGCGGAGGATCAATGAAACATCACTTATCTAAGAAGATGTACAAGATTCATGGATTCTGTTTTAACTGTACTGTTGATATGGAAGCTGACTTACGTAAAGCTGGATTATACGAGCAGTACGAAAAGCAGATGATGCAAGGCAATATGCAAGCTTGGGCTATAGGATTAGAACAATGGGTAACAGAACAAGTTAATGAAACAATGACATTTGTTACCGAAGAAGGAGATGTAGAAGACTGGAAAGGAAACACTCAGAAACAGAAGCAAGAAATGATCACAGGTATGAACGAATACCTCAAGCACCTCAAGGAGCATATGGAGTAACTATTTATAAAGAAATACTTTATGCTTTTAACAGAATCCAAACTAACAGAAGTATTAACAGAAGGTATGAAATACCATCTTGATACTAAAACACCGTTATACGAAAACGTATACCGTCCAGGTTCAGAAGCATACTTCTCTACTATCAAGCAAGCCCGTCATTTAATAAACAAAGGTATCCTTACTGAACTATGTTTAGAGGATATGGAGCTTTTATTTGAAACCGAAGTAGGAGAGTTCGGAATATTTGAAGGTAAGAAAGTACCTTTAGACTTTCCAATGATAAACGAAATTGCAGTTGTAATCCCATCACCAGCAGCATCCTGGAAATCAGCTTCTCAAGAGCCAATGGTAATGCAGATGGGTGAAGACAGATGGTTAAATATAGCCGGAAAATCTAAAGCAGCAGGAGGGTTAGGATACAAAACTAAGTACTCAGATATTAAAACATTCCTAGGACAGCTACCGGAACCAAACATAACATTCTCCGATACCGACGAAGTTCAAATGCCAACAGTACTAAAGTACATGGAAGGAGATCAAGTTAATTACAAAGTAATTACCGGTGCTGACGTTCTTGCCTCGTTAGTTCAAGAAGATCCAGACCCAGATATATGGGTAGTGGATATCACAGAAGAGAATGAAGACACCATTAGCGAAGCAAAATATAAAGGTAAAGAGGTTAAGCTCAACAAACCAATGAGAAGCTCAGGCCCTAAGAAGTACAAAGTATATACTAAGAACGATAAAGGAAACGTTGTAGTAGTTAACTTTGGAGATGCTAAAGGCGGATTAACAGCTAAGATTAATAACAAAGAAGCAAGAAAAGCCTTCTCAGACCGCCACAACTGCCCGGCTAAAAAAGATAAAACTAAAGCAGGATACTGGTCTTGCCGATTACCAAGATATGCAAGCTTACTCGGACTCAAATCAAGCTTTGGAGGATACTGGTAGACCTTACCACAACCTCTCAGTAACTAAAGACTGTATAATAAGAAGCTTCTCTCCCAACGTAGATCCTGAAGAACTTAAATGGCACCAGGATGATGAGGATAGGATGATTACAATCTTAGAATGCGGTAAAGGATGGGGCTTTCAGTACGACAACGAACTACCATATGAACTAGAGGTAGGAGACTTACTATTTATAGAAAGGCACGATTGGCACCGAGTCATAAAAGGCGAAGGTGAATTAGTCATAAAGATAGATTTAAATGACAAAAGATTCTTTCAACAAGAAGAACATTGATAGCGCTACATACGCTTTCATGAGAGAGCTTCTAGAAGAAATACTTCAAGAGGATTCTGTCATGGCTGAAAACCTTCGTGACTGGATTAAAAAGAAGTGGGTAAGAATCACATCATCCGGTGAAATAGGCGGTCCTTGCGGTACATCTAAAAAGCAGAGTAATCCTGATCGCTGTCTACCTCAAGCAAAAGCAAACTCAATGACCCAGTCACAAAGAGCAGCTACAGCTAGAAAGAAAAAGGAAGGTGGCAAGAAAGGTAAGCAGTTTGTAAGTAATACTAAAAAAGCAAAAGTAACTAGAGAAGTGAAAGAACAGTGGCCTCAAGAACTAGAATCAAGATACGGGGAATTTATCTTTAAGTTAATTAAGATAGGTTCCGATAGAGCTAAATATTCATTAATTGATGTAGAAACTGGAGAAGAAAAAGGAACACCGGTATTTCAATCAGTCGACAGTTTAAAAGCTTTCGCTTCTGATTATATCAAACCTCAAGGCGGTACCCAGTCTACTAATTTAGGAGAAAGTAAAAATACAAAAGCAGCAGGTAAGAAAGGAGCTCAAGTAATAACTAATACTAAGAAAGGAAAAGTAACTACTGAGCAATTAGAGCAATTAGTTCGTGAAGTGCTTGCTGAGAAGAAAAAGAAACCTGGTAAAGCAACCGCTACCCATAGAGCAGACGGTAAACCAAAAGACGCTTGCCATAAAAAAGTAGACGGCATATACGGCATGAAAACCTCAGCCTACAAATCAATGGCTATTAGTCAATGTAGAAACGTAGGTGTTGCTAACTACAGCTCTAAGAAAAAGAAAAAATGAGAAAGCTAACCAACATCTTATTAGAAGCTGCTACAGAATGTCCGGTAGCTACTTTAGACTTAGAAATCAACACTAAGAATAGAGATGCTTCAATCAAAGCCGATCACATTAAGTACGGTCCATTAAACGTAGATGAACCCGGCGATTACTGGAAAGATATTGCTAAGCATTGGGATACTACTGAAGAAGCAGCTAAGAAGTCACTGTGTGGCAACTGTGTAGCTTTTGATATTTCTCCAAGAATGGAAAACTGTATGCCTGGTGAGGTATCTGATGAAGATGGAAGATTAGGGTATTGTTGGATGCATCATTTTAAATGTCACTCAGCTAGAACTTGTAGAACTTGGGCTAAAGGAGGTCCTATTCAGAAAGATAGCATCTCATACGACTGGCAAGAAAGAAATGAAAAGTAGCTGATGAAGTTTCCTACCTCAAATATCCGAAGAAGAACTACGTCAGGGAGACCAGGAGGCCTAATATAATATTTTTGTAGTTTCTATTATACAGCTATGACTAGAGAAAAATTAACAGAAATCGTAAGAGAGGTACTTGCAGAGATGCAAGAAGCTAAAGATGTTCATAAAGCAATGAACCCAGGAATTTTATCTAAAGACTCTAGCCTAAAAGGAGAAGACGGTAAGATCAAGATATCAAAAGTAAGACAGAAACTCAGTAGCATGAAAGATAAAGGTAGTACTAAAGCTAAGGCTTTACGTAGATTCATTAACTACCACGACTAATTGCTATTTATAAAGAAACAAGATAATATGGCCATGTCTTTTAATAAAAAAACTATCACCGAAGCTATTCAAGAAGTACTAGCAGAAAACACAGGAAAGTTAAAAACAGTAACAGGACCTTCTGGTAAGACTGTTGCTCAAGTCGTAACTCCTGAAGAAGAAATGGAGATGAAAAAGAAAGGTGCAAAGATTGCACCGATGGAAGAAGAGAATATCTCTATAGGTCATATAGACGACGAACCCGGTATGTTAAAACAGTTTGCTTTTGATACTGCGGATTACGCTGCTAAACTATATAAGTTACTCCACCACTACGAACAAATGGAAGATCATGTAGATTTTCCTAACTGGTGGCAACACAAGGTAATGATGGCTAGAGAGTACATATCTAAAGCTACTCATTATTTAGAGTTTGAGACTATGAAGCCTCAAATCGATGCCGCAGTAGATGGACATTCTGGAGAAGAATTAGCAGAGGATTACGAACCACGTACTAAAGAAGATTTAGTATTTCAATACTTGAGAGATGCTTGGCAATTTGGAGCATTAAAAGGTAAGGATGTTAATCCTGACGAAGAGTTAAGTACAATGGCCGACTCTTTACTCGCTAACTTACCAGACTACGATACTGCAGAACCTAAAGAAAAATCTGCTTTCGAAAAACGTTTAGAAAAATTAGCAGCTGACGAAAAAGCAAGAAGAGAACAAAATCTAAAAGAAGATACGTTAGACGAGATTAAAAAAGCAGAGTTTGAGAAAATTAAACCTGGTAAAGAGTTACAACTAAGAGGTTACGGGGTAGTTAAAGTTATCGAGAATGACGGTATTGTAATGAAGATTAAAGATTCTCTAGATAAAGTACATACTATAAACCTAGGACAGTACAACGAGAAGTTCTTGAAAGAAGCTAGAAAGAGAGGCGAAAAGACAGTACGTACAGAACTAGACGCCACCGTTACTAAAATGAAAGAGCTAGCTAAGAAATACAAAGAAGGAGACAAATCAGTAGTACCTATACTAAAAGACCTTACTACTAAGAAAAAAGCATTATCCGCTGAACTAGAAAAGATAATAGCCGGTATCGGAGCAGGACAGGAATATAAAGGCGAGGTTGATGAATCTTTGACTGAGAATAAAGCTACTTGTTGCGGTAAATGTGGCAGAACACACGTTAAAGGTACTGAATGTAAAAAGCCTTATTTAACAGGTAAAGATCATTGTAGAGTAAGATAAGATGACTAAACAGGACTTAAAAGATATTATCGAAGAAGCTTACTACGAATTGTTAGCAGAAACAGCTTCAATGAATGCTATTCTTCCTGAAGAAGCTTACAGTCTAAACGAAACTCAACTAAGAACACTTCTTGCAGAAATGGAAACTCAAGAGTTTCTAGATGCTGTTGAAGACGAGTTTGACCTAGAGACTCTCCAGCTAATGAAAGGAGTGATCCAAAAGAGAGTAGACTTCCTTCAGAAAGGTCTAGATATGGCTGACCCTAGAAACGTAGTTAAAGGATACGCCGGCCACTTATCAGAAGCTGAAGGCGACGAAGAGGAGACTGAGGAAGTACCAGAAGAAACTCCTGATACTGAATTTGCTGATTCCGAAGAAGTAGAAGCAGCAGAAGAAGCTGATCCAACAGCCGACATCTTAGCTAAATTCCCTACATTAAAAAAGACTTTAGTACACTTAATGACTCCTGAGTTTGAGGAGTTTGTAGAAAAAGTAGGTTGGATGTCACCAAAACCATCTACATTTAAAGTAGAGTTTAAAAACGGACAAGACATTCAATTAAAATGGATGGGAAAAGGATTTCAAGCTACTGTAGAAGGAAAAAGATACTTCTTAAACAACGTATCAGAATACCAGCAATGCTTAGATAAGATCGGACATATGCTAGCATCAGGTCCTATTACCTCCCAATTTGATGATGCAGCATCTGGAGAAGATGTATTCGGAGGTGCTGAAGGAGGAGGCGGAGAGTTTCCTGGAGCAGAAGGCGGAGCCGAAGCAGGCGCAGACTTAGGTGCAGATACTGGAGCCGAAGCACCGGCAGCAGGTGGTGGCGAAGAAGACGTCTTTGCAGGCGTAGAAGCTTAAAAATGGATATACTAGATAAACTCATACAAGAGTGGTCATGGAGAACTGAAAAGGGATATCCTGACATGACTAACGAAAAAGATCTTGAAATCTTTAGAGAAGTTTTCGGCATAGATTTAAAAGAGACTCCTTTAACACCTAAGGAATTAGGTAAGCAAAATTCTAAAACTAAAGAAGAAAGAGTTGATATCTTAATTCAAAAGATAAAAAGCGGCGAAGCTTTAGAGTTAGATAAAGGAGGCGAAACATTTATTGTATACGATCCGAAAGGTGAAAAAGTAGCTGAACTCCAAGACTGGACACCAGCTAAAGGACCTGTTACTCTACAAGATAAAGACGGTAATACAATTACTACCAGTAAACTAAAAAAGACTACCGACTTCGGTGGCGGAGCAGGATCAGGCGGCGGAGCAGCACAGACTACTATTCAAGAATCTTGCCAATGTGCTGTAAACGCTTTAGCTCAAAAGATAGGATCTGAGATCACCACAAAAGATCTAACATCAGATAATCTAAAGTCTATTGCTAAAGATATTAACACTACTTCTTCCATTGAGGATATAATTTACTTTATTCAGAACTCACCAGGATGGGCTAATACCTTTGTTAATACAGCAAAGATGTTGTTGGGGTATGCCGGTACAGGATTTGAATTTCACAGAGGATCTGAGTTTGTAGATAAAATCTACCAAGCCTGGAGAACAGTTAGGAAAGCTAACGGATGGAAAATCCAAGATGATAAATGGAATCCTTCAGATATCTGGATAGTGTCCCCAGCAGTAAGAAATATACAGTTTAAAACCGACAGTATTGCTGAATTAAATAATCAGATGGTAGAACTATTTGATGAAAGAAAGCTGTTAGGAGCATCATTAAAGAAATTAGGACCTGAAAGTAAATTGACAGTTAGAGCTAGACAGTTACAATCGGAAAAAGACGAGTATGCTTCTTCTATTGTATCCCCTACTTCTAAAGATGCTTACATAAACTTTAAGTCTAACGCTAAGATGCAATTGAGAACCTTCTCAACAGATGGATCAAGCTTCCAAGGTGAGCTAAAAGGTAAGACAGCTTCTCAAGGTAAGATTGGTGGCGGGGTATTGAAGATGCTTCTAGCTAAAAACAGCGCAGGTGATATACCGGCACAAAATGAAGCACTTAAGAAAGCAGTAGACTTATCAGATTCATTTATACAAGAGTTTATTGAATTAGCAAAAAGATTCGGAGATTTTACTATTACAGCAGAAGAACTAAAAGAGAAATCTACAGATTGGATTTCCTCTAAATATCAAGCACTTTGTGTTATTAAGGTATTAGAAACTGGAGACAAAGATAAGGTAACAGATGCTATTACAGATATTGTAAACTATGCCGGCTCCCAAAGCTCAATCTCATCAGTGCACTTAAAAGTTAGTTAACATATATTTATATATATGAAAGTTACGGTAAACAATATAATAGTTATAGTAGCAGTAGCAATAGCTGCAATGTATGCTTTTGGACTACTATCCCCTCTAGCAAACAAATACGAAGATAAACTCAGAGAAGAGATTGAGCAGAGTCAAACAACTGTAGATTCACTACAAAACTGTATTACGTTACTTGATTTAGAAAAAGAACTTCTCAGAACAAAAGCCGATAGTGCTTTAGCTGCTCTACACGACGAAGAACAAAAACGTAAACAAGAAAAAGATGCATTCAATCGTAAAATGGATGAGCTTAATAAGCTTTCTACTGCTCAGCTCGCCAGCTATTTCACAGAGCGTTACAGTAAGTAACGAAGGAGATACGCTAGTTTGTTTTCCTGATGAAATGGTAAGGCAGATTATCGAAGATTTAGAAAAAGGAGATTTGTGTGAAACAACCGCTCAAAGTTATCTTATTGACATTCAGAGTCTAAAAACTGCTATTGAAGCTAAAGATAGCGAAATCGGTATACTTGATGATAAGATCGACAACTACGTAGAGATCGGTAAAGAGAAAGACAGACAGATTGAAGCAAAAGAAAAAATTATCTTGGCTAATAAAGTAGCACTAAGGGGTAAGATGTTTCAAGGCTTTGTTGGAGGTTCTCTAGCCGGAATAGTCATCGGTGTAGTAATAATGCTATGAGTCAACAAGATGTAAAGAAAATAGTAATACAGGAATACGCTAAGTGTGCAAAAGATCCTGCATACTTTATGAAAAAATACTGCTATATTCAGCACCCTCAAAGAGGACGTATTCTATTCAATCTCTACCCATTCCAGGATAAGGTACTGCATTTATTTAGAGATCATCAGTACCTAATTACTCTTAAATCAAGACAGTTAGGTATCTCTACTTTAGCTGCTGGTTACGCATTATGGTTAATGCTCTTTCATAAAGATAAGAACGTATTAGCACTAGCAACTACTCAAGCTACTGCACGTAACCTAGTAACTAAAGTGCAGTTTATGTATGAACAGTTACCTTCCTGGTTACAGTTAAAAGCAGTAGAGAAGAACAAACTCTCGTTAAGATTAAAAAACGGTTCAAGAATATCAGCTAAATCATCCAATTCAGATGCTGCACGTTCAGAAGCAGTATCGTTACTATTGATCGATGAGGCAGCTTTTATCGATAATATTGAAGAAACTTACGCTTCAGCACAACAAACTCTTGCTACCGGAGGCCAGTGTATGGCTTTATCAACTCCCAACGGTATTGGTAACTGGTTCCATCAAACCTTTGAAAAGGCAGAGACTGGAGAGAATAGCTTCATACCCATCAGGCTACCCTGGCAAGTACATCCTGAGAGGAATCAAGAATGGAGAGATCAACAAGATGCTGACTTAGGTCCGAGGATGGCTGCTCAAGAGTGTGACTGTGACTTCTTATCATCGGGAGATACGGTATTCGAGCCTGAAGATTTAGTTTACATGGAAACTACCTCTCAGCAAGATCCTACTGAAAAAAGAGGAGTAAGCGGAGACTACTGGATATGGGAGTACCCGGACTACACAAAATCGTATATGGTAGTAGCCGACGTCGCTAGAGGTGACGGACAAGATTTTTCTACCTTCCATGTATTTGATATCGAAGGAGCAAATCAAGTAGCTGAATTTAAGAGTAAAGTACCTCCTAAGGAATTCGGGAACTTATTAGTAGGAGTAGCCTCCGAATATAATAACGCACTACTTGTAGTAGAAAATGCAAATATAGGATGGTCTACTATCGAACAGATCATAGAAAGGGATTACCAGAACATGTACTATTCTTCTAAGTCAGATCAAGATACTGTAGAGAGTTATATGACTAAGATGGAGAGAGGTAATCTTACTCCCGGTTTTACAATGTCTATGAGAACTCGTCCTTTAGTTATTGCTAAGATGATGGACTACATCAGAGAAAGGTCCGTGACTATAAAATCTCAACGTCTATTAAAAGAGATGAGGGTATTTGTATGGAAGAACGGAAAAGCACAAGCACAAACTAACTATAATGATGACTTAGTAATGGCATTCGCAACAGGGTTGTACGTTAGAGATACAGCACTAAGATTAAGACAGCAGGGTATGGACTTATCTAGAGCAAACCTATCAGCTATTTCAAATCTAAATCAGAGGCAAGGAGCTGCATATTCAGTTGGTAATATGCAAAATAATCCATATATTGTAAAAACCCCTGATGGTGAACAGGACATATCCTGGTTACTTTAGTAGGCCTATTTATAATTAAACTATTTTTACATGGCTGATACTTCCTTATTTGGTAGACTGCAGAGATTATTTTCTACCGACGTAGTAATTCGCAACGTCGGCGGAAATCAGCTTAAGGTAGCTGACGTTAATCACATTCAGAGTACAGGTAGATATGAAACCAACTCTCTGGTAGATAGATTCTCAAGACTATACTTATACAACAATAAGAACATTTTCAATCCTAACCTGAACTATCAGACGTTAAGGATTCAATTATATTCTGATTATGAAGCAATGGACACAGATCCTATTATTGCTTCAGCATTAGATATCTTAGCTGACGAAGCTACTCTTAAAAACGATATGGGCGACATTCTAACTATCAAGTCGTCTGACGAAAACGTTAAAAAAATCCTTCATAACTTATTCTACGATGTTTTAAACCTTGAGTTTAACTTATGGTCATGGACTCGTAATATGTGTAAGTATGGAGACTTCTTCTTAAAGTTAGAGGTAGCTGAAGAATTCGGTGTATACAATGTTCTACCCTACACAGTCTACAGTATGGTAAGACATGAGAGTCAAGATCCTGACGAACCAGCTAAAGTAACATTTACTATCGACCCAGACGGTATTGCATCATCATCTGATCCAAACTACATTCCTAGACACAAGGATAAGATCATTAAATTAGATAACTACGAAGTAGCACACTTTAGGTTACTCTCAGACACCAACTACCTTCCTTACGGACGCTCTTACATTGAACCTGCTAGAAAGATTTTTAAGCAGTTAACTTTAATGGAAGATGCGATGTTAATACACCGTATCATGAGAGCTCCCGAAAAGAGAGTATTTTATGTAAACGTAGGACAGATCCCACCTAACGAAGTTGAGCAGTTTATGCAAAAGACTATCAACGGTATGAAAAAGACTCCTTATATTGATCAACAAACCGGTCAATATAACCTCAAGTTCAATATGCAGAACATGATGGAGGATTTCTATATTCCAGTTAGAGGTGGGGATGCAACAACAAGAATCGATACTACTAAAGGATTAGATTACGACGGTACTAACGATGTTGAGTACCTAAGAGATAAAATGTTTGCTGCATTAAAAGTACCTAAAGCATACTTTGGTTACGAAGGAGACTTGCAAGGTAAAGCTACTCTAGCAGCAGAAGATATTAGATTCGCAAGAACTATCGAACGTATTCAGAGAATTATCGAATCTGAATTAACTAAGATTGCTCTAGTACATTTATACGTTCAAGGATACAAAGGAGAAGGGTTAACAAACTTTGAACTTAAACTAACTACTCCATCTATTATATACGAGCAAGAAAAGATCGCTCTATTAAAAGAAAAGATGGATCTAGCTTCACAAATGGCTGAAAGTAAATTATTCGCTACAGATTATATTTACGAAAACATCTTTAACTTATCTGAAGATCAGTTTAACGAACAGAGAGATCTAGTTAGGGAAGACAGTAAGAGAGCCTTTAGAATCGCTCAGATTGAAAACGAAGGTAACGACCCAGCTAAATCTGGAGTTACTTACGGTACACCTCACGACCTTGCTTCTATGTACGGTAGAAGAGGTTTCGACGGTCCTAAGATCCCAATCGGTTACGATGAAAGCAATCCTGAAGGAAGACCTCAGATTCATGCCTCTACTTATGGTACTCAAGACAGTCCATTCGGCGGAGACAGACTAGGTACTCATGATATGCACGGCGGCTACGACAACGAAGAAGATCAAGAGATTACTGTTACTGAAGACTCTAAGATTGACAATCTACAAACTAAATCAGTGTTTTACCAAAATAAAGACTTATTCCCACCAAAGAAGAGTTTGATTTTCGAAAAAAAGGAGGAAAAAGAGTCAGATATGCTTGATGAAAGTAATATTAAGGATTTAGGTTAAGCACATATATTTATATTAGTAGAATAGTATACTCATGAGAATTAAACATTCAAAGTACAAGAATACTGGATTAATCTTTGAACTGTTAGTAAAGCAGATCGCAGCAGATACCTTATCCCGCCAAGACTCACCGGCAGTTAAGGTGTTAAAGAAATTTTATACCGGCAAATCATCATTAGTTAGAGAATTCAGATTATACGAATATATCTTAAAGAACAAAGGAGTATCTCAAATGAAAGGAGAAACTATCCTTTCTACTATTACAGAGGTATCCCGTAAGATTGATAGAGCTACTATTAAGAAGCAAAAATACGAACTCATCGCAGAGATTAAGAATAATTACGATCTGGATGAGTTCTTCTCTATGAAGGTAAGAGACTATAAACCATTAGCAGCACTATACTGTTTAATGGAAGCTCAAACCACCGACTTAGTAGATCCTCAGTTTATCGTAAACAATAAGACCACAATATTAGAACATTTAACCAGTTCTAAACAATCTGAAGAAGACGTAAAAGACGCTATAGTAGAAGAGTACTCTAAGTATGATAAAGACTTACGTTTATTAACGTATAAGATATTATTAGAGAAGTTCAACGGTGCGTATGATAACTTCCTACCAGAGCAGAAAACAATCTTAAGAGAGTTTATAAACGCTTCAGAATCTCAAGTAAAGCTCAGAACTCTTATTAACGAAGAATTAGAAAAAATCTCTACAGCTGTTAATGAGTTAAAAGAGAGAGTATCTGATGATATTGCTAAGATAAAGTTAGACGAAGTAGCTAAAAACATTGCTCCTATCACAAATAAAACTAAGGTAGGAGATAACCACATTATTAACTTGTTACAATATTACGAATTAGTTAACGAGTTAAGAAGCTTATGAAAAAGCGAGAGCTAGAAGAGGTATTAAGAGACTATATCAGAGAGCAATTATCTGAGATGAGTACCACAGGTACTGGAGCAAGCTTTACACCAGGTACTGGAGCACAGTACGCAACACCTAATGCTTTCTCAAAAGATGATAGAGACAATAGAGCTGTACAGTTCTTAAAGAAAATGGGTTTTAAAAAAGCAGAAAGACCTAAAAGACCATCAAGCACTAAATTAGTAGATTACAGATAATGAGAACACTACAAGAAAAATACAACGGAGTATTAGAAGGAAACTTCTCTAAGACTCAATTTAAAAGAGATGCAGCTATTGAGATGCCTCAATTTGTATCTACTGTAAATAGCTTTGAAGATACGGTAGCCATACTAAAGAACAAAGGAGCTATCACTGAAGCTAAAAAACCTCAAGATCCTAAATACACAACAGCTAAACCAGCTGACCAAGTAGCACCTGATGTACTAGATACAGGTATTAAGTTTGAACTTGATAAGAAGTACGGTACGTTAGATGTAACTCCTGAGCAGTATGCTAAGTGTAGAGAGACGGCTATCAAGAATCTATCTAAAGACGTGCTATATTACGTTAAGCAAGATAGCGTTCAATTAGACGAACCGGGCGAAAAGATGGAGAAAGCTAAGTTGAATGAAGTAAAGGTAAAGGTATCTATTCCAGGTCAAGACGATTTTGACGCAGAAGACGGTAAAGAATATTCAGAAGAAGAAGCTGACAAGTACATTAAAAACGCTAAAGCTTCTGGAGCTACACCAATGGGCACTAAGTTTGAAAAAAACGAAGACTACGATCCAGATCAAGAACAAGATGATGAGGAAGTACCTATGCCTATGGATGATGAAGGTCGTCCATTAGGAGAAGAAACTGACGAAGCTATTCAGAACATTGAAAACGATGAGTATACCGTAAAAAGAATTGCAAAGTTAGTTAACCAGGTACTTCAGGATGCAGATCCTAGAGATGAAACAGTAAAAGCTTACGCTATCTCTGTTAAAAATGACTTAGAATCAGGAGATACTTCAAGATTAAAGAGGTACAAAGATATTATATCTTTAGATGATCTCAAAGACGATATAGAGCATTACATCTCTCATGACGTAGATCAGTTAGAAGAAATGGATTTTAATGATCCTATCGCTATGCGCCTAAGAGCAGATCAAACTCAGCGTGATCAAGAGGCAGCAAAGCCAAAACGCAGACCTCTTTACGGTAAGCAAAGACAAAAGGTTGAAGATGCACTATTGTACATTGACCAAGAATTAAAGGGTCTATACTCGGATAAAAATCAAACGTTAATCGACATGGAGCAAGAAGCTGAACCAGAAGGAGGGCCAATTGCAGATAGGTATGGAGATGAACTAAACAAGATTGAAGATCAAATCCAATCACTAATCGCTAAGAAAGATAAACTTGAAGCAAGATTAGATGAAGAAGAAAGAAAAGCTCTTAAAGAGATGTTCAAGAAGATTATCACTAAAGTAATAAACGACTAACCATGAGTAACGTATTAGTAGAATATACTCCATTTAAACCTACCATTACTGAAGTAAAGGGTAAGAAAGGTGTATTCGAAGTTACCGGTGTAATGCAAAGAGCCGGTGCTAAGAATCAAAACGGCAGAGTATACGATAAGAAAGTACTACTTAGAGAAGTTAACAATTACATGGAAAACTTCGTTAAGGTAGGTAATGCTTACGGAGAATTAGACCACCCAGAATCTGCTATCGTTTCATTAAAAAACGCCTCTCACGTAGTTAAAGATCTATGGTGGGATGGAGACGATCTTTGCGGTAAAGTAGAATTATTAAACACTCCTTCAGGTAATATTGTAAAAGAGATTATCTTAGGAGGACACGTAATCGGTATTTCTTCTAGAGGTACAGGTTCAGTTAAACCAACAAATGAAGGTCACTTAGAAGTACAGGACGACTTCGAATTAGTATGTTGGGATTTTGTATCTAATCCATCAACACATGGAGCATTTATGAATCCTATCTCACTAAACGAAGGAGCTGCTTCTAAGCCAGGTAAATATGACAAGTTACACGGCATCTTAGGAGACCTACTAAGAGCCTAAATTAAATTTAAAGTTTTATGAACACAGAACAATTATTCGAACAAATCGATTCACTATACACAGAGTTTAGAGAGAATCACGAAGGAACCACTAAAGCCGCTAAAGGAAGAGCACGAAAAGCTTTAGGTGAGATTAAGAAACTAGTTACTGAATACAGAAAAGCATCAGTAGCTGAAGGTAAGTCTTAATCTAATAAGAAGCCTGCTACCTTAGGCAAACCTATTTAGGATGAGGAACCCGGATTTATTTCCGGGTTTTTTGTTTTTATATGTATTTATATATGAATATATCGTCCGATACGGTATTTAATCTTACACAATTTTATTACGTCATTAATCAATAGACGTACAGAAATCAAGTTAAACAATTATGGCTAACAAAGATTTGTTCAAGCAAGCTATTGCTGATGCAAAATCTGTTCGTGAGGCTGCTATCGCTAACGCTAAAGCTGCTTTAGAAGAGTCTATCACTCCAGAGTTGAAAGAACTTTTAGCTCAACGTCTCCAGGAAATGGAAGAAGAAGTTGAGGAAGAAGTAATCGCTGAAGAAGAGGCTATTGAAGAAGTAGAAGAAGTAGTTGCTGAAGAAGAAGCAGAAGACGAAGAAGCTGAGGATGATTCAGAAGAATCTGAAGACGAAGCAGAAGATGATGCAGAAGGTGAAGAGCCTGCTGGTGATGAAGAGATCGCTGACAGTGATATGACTGTAGATGATCTTAAAGATATGATTCGTGATATCTTATCTCAAGAAATGGGTGACATGGACGGAGAAGAAGATGGCATGGAGGATGACATGGAAGCTGACGTTGAAGCAGATGATATGGCTGGTGCCGATATGACTGCTGCTGACGATGAGGAAATCAACTTAGAAGAGTTGATGGCTGAATTGGCTGAAATGGCAAAAGATGAAGAAGTGATCGCTGAAAATGAAATAGAAGAAGGTGGTCACATGGAAGAGGAGGTGATGGACGAAGGTGCTGAAGAAATCGCTAAGAAGATTGTAGGAATGGGTGCAAACGCTGCTAAAAAAGTTGCTGATGCTATCGGAAAAGCAATCGACTATACCCCACTAGATCCAGGTACAACTGGTAAATTAGAGGAAGGCGAATTAGACGAAGGCGCTAAGGAAATGGTATCTAAAGTAGTAGGTATGGGTAAAGATGCTGCTAAAGCAGTCATTGATGCTATCGGAAAAGCAATCGACTATACCCCGCTAGATCCAGGTACAACTGGTAAATTAGAGGAAGACCTTAACGAAGCTCTAGAAACTATCCAAACTCTTCAAAAAGAACTCAACGAAACTAACTTGTTGAACGCAAAATTGTTATACGTTAATAAGGTATTCAAAACAAACAACCTTAACGAGAGTCAAAAGGCTAACGTTATCGCTGCTTTCGATAAAGCAGAGACTGTAAAAGAGGTTAAGTTAGTATTTGAAACAGTTAGTGAAAATATTCCTTCTGGTAATAAGAAAGAAGTAGTTAGAGAGGCTAGAGGCTTTGCTTCAGCAGCTGTAGGTAAATCTGACAAACCAGAAGTAATTACTGAAGCTAACCAGGCTGTATTACGTATGCAAAAACTTGCAGGTATTATTAAATAACATTTGTTAAAAAAATTAATCATGGATTTAAACAATCTTTTAAACGAATCAGCAAACGGCTTCAAGAGCCTACAAGCTGATGCCGCTAGATTGGCTGAAAAGTGGACCGCTACTGGTCTTTTAGAAGGTCTTTCTAACGAGCAAGAACAAAACTCTATGGCTATGATTCTTGAGAATCAAGCTAAAGAATTAATCAAGGAAGCTTCTAGTACAGGTACTGGTGGTAACTTTAACGCTGGTCAAGGTGAGCAGTGGGCTGGTGTAGCTCTTCCATTGGTAAGAAAGGTATTCGCTCAAATCGCTGCTAAAGATTTCGTATCTGTACAGCCTATGAACTTGCCTTCTGGTCTAGTATTCTATCTAGACTTTAAGTACGGTACTGCTACTAACGGTAGAGCTGCTGATGAAAACATGTACGGTAACGTATCTACTGCTAACAGTAAATTAGCTGTTGATACTGATGCTGATGGCGGTCTTTACGGTGCTGGTCAGTTCGGGTACTCTATCAACCAAAAAACTCTAACTGTTACTGACAGTTCAGGTTCAGCTACTTCAGCTTCTATCAACTACCAAGACGGTACTAACCCAAGCGATTACGCTACATATACTGTAGATATGAGCTCAGTAGAGTTTGATAGCAAAGGTGTTAGAGCATTTAGACTTCTTTCTGGTTCTGCAGACTTGACTACTAACCCTGAGTTAACTACTGTATCTGGTGACAACGTAACTTTCGTTGCTTTAAAAGCAACTATTGACGCATTAACCGGTGCTGACGGTAACTCAACTGCTGTTACTTACCACTTAGCACCACTAGACAATGCAAGAGGTGACTTCGAGGACGGAACTGCTGCTAACGGTACTATTTCTATCCCAGAAATCAACGTAGAACTTGCTTCTGAAGCAATCGTTGCTAAGACTCGTAAGTTGAAAGCACAATGGACTCCTGAATTCGCTCAAGACTTGAACGCTTACCATAGCGTAGATGCTGAAGCTGAATTGACTTCTATCTTATCTGAGTACATCTCTATGGAGATCGATCTTGAGATCTTAGATATGTTGATCCAAGACGCTGCTACTACTGAAAGATGGTCTGCTGTATCTAACAAGAACTGGGCTAACGGTGCATGGTCTACATCAGGTGCTGGTGAAGGTGGTTTCTACAACACTCAAGGTCAGTGGTTCCAGACTCTTGGAACTAAGATCCAGAAAGTGTCTAACAAGATTCACCAGAAAACTCTTAGAGGTGGTGCAAACTTCATCGTTTGTTCTCCAGAGGTTGCAACTATCTTAGAAAGCATTCCTGGATACGCTGCTCAAACTGACGGTGACAAAATGGACTTCGCAATGGGTGTACAGAAAGTAGGTAGCTTAGCTAGCCGCTTTAAAGTATACAAAAACCCTTACATGACTGAAAACGTAATGTTGATGGGTTACAGAGGATCTCAGTTCTTGGAAACAGGTGCTGTTTACGCTCCTTACGTGCCATTGATGATGACTCCTCTAGTATACGATCCAGATACATTCACTCCACGTAAAGGTATCATGACTCGTTACGCTAAGAAGATGATCCGTCCTGAATTCTACGGTAAGATCTTTGTTTCTGACTTAGGTACTATCTAATCAGAAATCTTAC